CTCCTTACAATGACCAGGCTCTTGTAGCAGGTTATCAGTTTGTGAAATATAGAATGGCCAATGGTGCTGAACTAGAACTTATCCATAATCCATTGTATGATGATAGAGAGATTAACTTTGAAATTGACCCAGTTACAGGTTATCCTACTGAATCAATGAGATTTACTTTCCTTGACTTCTCAGGAGAAAAAGGAGAATCTAATGTTAAGCGTATTAAGAAAAAAGGTGGTATGTCATTGATTTATACTGCTGGTCTTATTACTCCTTATGGTCCAGTTAATAACAAATTGGCTTCACACTCAGGTGATTACTATGAGATGCATGTTAAAGACCAATGTGGTATTCACATGGAAGATGTATCTCGTTGTGGTGAACTTATACTTGCTCGTAATTAATACTTTGTGTTTATGGGGGGAAAGAAATTTCCCCCCTTATTTAAATTAATTTTAGAATAGAAAAAAAGAAGAAAGAAATTATGTCAGAAAGAAATCCAAATTTTGTAGAATTAAGACCAATAGATGTTACTAAGTGGCATGGTAAATCAGGTAAAGATGCTTTTAATCAAGACCAATCTTCACAGATACTTTATGATGCACAAACAGGAAAATATGCTACTGGTTTAACAGATGAAGAAGCAGATAAATATGGTAAACTAATGGGATTAGATTTAAGTGATACTTTTAACCCTAATAAACCACATGAGTTTTGGGCAACTAAAGTAGCACAATTAAAGTTTCCTAACAGAACTTTAGTGTTAGAAATTTCTAAGCCATTAGACTTTATTAAAGTTAAAAACTACAAAGCTTCACCTTATGTAGCTAATTCAGAAAAAGAATATCAGGAAGGTAAATGGCCTTTAGCAACACATATTCTTTATGATGAAGGAGAACACATTGAGATTGAAGCTCATAAATTGAATAAAAAGAAAGATGCTTATAAGATATTAGATAAGCTCACCAAAGAACAAAAGATATCATTAGTACAAATCATTCTTGATATTTCAGTAAGAAAACAATCTAATGAATTTATTGAAGTTAAGATTTCTGAAATTATTGAAGGAGAATATATAAATGAGTTTTTGAAATATTCTAAAATGGATAAAAACCAATTATATATTAAAGGTATGGTTACTGAAGCTTTGTATAAAAATATCCTAACTAAAGAAGGTGCAGGTATTTATTATATGGGTGATATACTTGGACATAGTATTGAAGATGTTACAGATTACTTTGTTAATCCACAGAATCAAGAAATTAAAGCAAGGATTCTTGAGAAATTAAATTAAAATCCTAACTTGCTATATACAACATGGATATCAGAGCAATGCATTATGATTTAAAAGTCAAGCTAAATAAAGTAGACTCACAGCAGTTTAGGAATTTAAAAGTTCCTGAAATTGACTGGCTACTTAATGAAGCTCAAGAAGTTTTTATCAAAAACATTGCTGAACCAAGACAAAAAAATGGGTTTGGTTTTGAAGTAAATCAGAGGAGCATAGATGACATTAGAACTATTGTTGTAAATAATCTAACTCCTCTTCCTGTTGTAGTTTTTGATAGTATATCTTATAGGGTAACATTACCTACAAATTATTTATTTTTTGTATCAGGATATGCTTGTATTTCTAAGGGGGTGTGTAACAATGTGAGAGCAAGGCTCTATTTAAAACAACATGATGACCTTCATGAAGAAAGTCCTTTTGACAAAAGTTCCTTTGAATGGCAAGAAGTAAACTTTAGATTTTTTGAAAATGGACTTAGGGTCTTTACAGATGCAACCTTTATTGTTAGTTCGATATGTGAATTTAATTACATTAAGAAACCTGCATATATGCAAAATGCTCAGGATTATGTTGGGGGCACTTACAATTTACCTAATGGAACAGTTCTAACAGGTTTTACAAATTGTGAGTTATCAGAACATACTCATAGAGAAATTGTAGACTTAGCAGTTTTAATTGCTACTGGTCAAATGCAGATTCCTGATTATGAAATTAAACAAGCAAAAATTAGTCTTTTAAACAATTAAATTTAATTTAAAATGAGTGCAAATAACCCAGTTTTTCAAGTACTTGTACCTACTGGTGACCAAGTTGTTTTACCTGCTGGTTCTCCTGTAACCTCTCTAGCAGTTGGTCAAATTGGTGTATTCTCTGCTACTACAAATCTATCTCAAGATGCTACTACTATTGTTAATGAAAGAGCAATATTTTTAGCAGTAGGTGTAGATACAGCAGGTGGTTCTACACTAGATGATGTGGCTACATCAGCAGGTCAAAACATTCCAAGAAATGACATTGATGCTTATAGCTTCAGATGTTATAACCCTGAACAACCTAACATTATTGATATTACTGACTTTACTAATATTGCATGTGAAACCACATACACATTTAAAGTAGAGTTTAGAGGTAATTCTCAGGCATATCTAATGTATGGTTTCAATCAGTTTTCTAAGATATTTTCTGTAACAACTCCTTGTTGTGGTCCTGGTTGTGATTGCCCAAGTGGTGATTGTAATAATCTTGCTTTACTTCTTTTCAATGCAGTAAATGCTGATACAGATAAAATTATCAAAGCATCAATTATTGATTACACTACTACTCCAGGTACTCCAATTGTAATTGCTACTATTGCTGATTACATTGATGGTACTGCTGCTGCAGATGTAGCTGCTTGGGTTGCAGACCCTGCTAATGCTGGTCTATGTCTTGGTATTCGTATTACAGATATTCCTTCTAAGGTTTACACTTATTGTAACATTCCTTTGAGATATTACAAGAATGTACAATTCCTTATGATTGTATCTTTAATTGATGAACTTAGTTGTGAAGCTAAATCTACTACCTTTCAAATCCCATCTTTTGGTGAAGGTCAAGGTAAAGATATTGGATGGTTGGAATATGAAGCAGGTGGATACAATGGTAAACCTGGTCCTTACAGAGTAGGTGAAATGGCAGGTACTGCTATTGGTAACTTCCAAAGATTCTCTACTAATGCAGGTATTTATAACCAATTGAACTTGCACTATTCTCCTCAGATTGTAGGTGGATGGGATGAGTACAAGAATAAGATGAATACTATTGTAGTTGCTGAATGTACAACTAATCCTCCAGGTCCAGCTCCTGCAAATCAAACATTTGATACATTGCTACCTGTACTTGATGCTTTCTTTGAAACACAAGGATTTAAACCATTAGCTGCTGCTCTTGCTAATTGTGACTGTTCTACAGTTCAATTTACAGATGAGTTTGCTGCTGATGAAAATGGTCTTGGATAATATAAAGGGAAGGTTTTCCTTCCCTTTTATTTTTTAATTCTTTAAAAATTAAATAAAATGGGGATTCCTAGATATTTAGAAAGTACAATTAAATCATTAATTAGGTGTTGTACTGAAGCACTTCAAACAGAAGTTGATGGACTTAGAACTGATGTTGATGACTTACAAGATATTGTTGGTGATTATAAAGAATATGTAGCTACTGTTACTCAATCAGGTACTGCAGCACCAGTTCCAACTGTACTACATAATACTTTAGGTGGTACATTAGTTTGGACAAGAAGTGCAACAGGTACTTATTTAGCTACACTTACAGGTGCATTTCCAACTGCATCTAAAGTAGTTATTTTGACATCATTTACAAGTTCAGATTTAGCTCCAGCAGGTAGTATAGCATTAACATCTGCTGTTAGAGATACTGCAAATAGACTTAAGTTTATTACTGCTACAATGGATAATGCAGGAGCTAGAACAGTAGCTGATAGTGCATTGAGTATTAGTTTAATCGTAAGAGTTTATCCATAATGATGTACTTAACTAAAACAGATAATTGTAACTACCTTGAAATAAAGTCAGAAACTCTTTCTGACTTTATTTCTAATAGTGCAAATTATACTAACCTAACAATTGCAACTACTATTAATTGTTGTGATGATACTGCAATTACTTCTGAAATAGATGAAGATGTAATTGATTCAAGAAAGTGGACATTAAACTTTCCTGTTGATAGTACATTGATAATGCAAGGAATGTACTTTGAAGATATATATACAGGACAACAATGGAATGCATTTTCAACTACTTATCCTGTTAGTGATTATATGTGTTCAACAGGAGATATAACATTATTGTTTCCTATTATACAAGCTTGGTTTACTGCTAACTTTAGTGTAACTGTAACTCAAACTTATACTTATAATTCAATCACTAATGTATGTACTTATGAAATAACTGATTTACCTTCTAATATTAAACCAGTACAATTACATACTAAGAATGTATCAGGTGTAGATTTATATACTTATTTTCAATATTTTCCAATTAATAATTTATTCTTTACTGCTAATTCAATGATAATGTCACCACAATATTTTGGTGGTGATGAATTTGTAGATGGAATATATAGTGTAGAACTTACATTTACTACTGAAAGTGGAAACATTATTACAGAGAAAAATTGTTTCTTTTTAGATTGTAAAACAGGTTGTGAAGTATCAACAAAGTTAAAAGAACTACAAAAAATTAAAGAAGTAGAAAATGCTACTAATATCTTTTTATTGCATTACACCTTAACTGAAGGTTCTAATTGTGGATGCAATTGTAGTGAACTTTGTGAATTATTTCGGAAATTGTGCCTTGAATTAAATTCATCTTCTTGTCTTTGTGGCTGTGTATAATTATGAAAAAATGGAATTGTAATATAGTTGCTAATATGTATGATAGAGTAATCCGAAGAAAATTTGGATTACTTTGTAATGATGATACATCTAATGAAGATTTTATTAATTCATATATAAATAGATTAGATTGTACCCCTATCAATTTACAATGTGTTGATTCTCAACCTTGTGATACTATTACTACTATAACTGAATGTAATCTTATTTTAAATGTAACATTACAATTAGAACCTACTAATTCTATTTATACTTTTGTACCTGATGTATTAAATGCAGTAGGAACTCTAACTTATAACTGGACTTATAATCCTTTACATTGGACACTTGTATCTCTTATAAATGGAGTATTAAAATTAGAACCTACTATAACTAATGGTTCATCTATAACTACAACAGTATCATTA